CGATTCGGGTGGTACGTCTGGGACCAGGGAAGCGGACTTCTAGGGGACTGGAATGGAAGGCTCGCGCCATCCCACGAGTTCGTGTTTCATTTCAACAAAGAATCTCTAAGGCCGGAAAAGATCGTCGAGAAAAAGGAGCACTCCCGCCCGATGGGATCAAACCTCCGGAGCAAAGACGGCAAAAACGAATCGCCTTCAAGTGTGTGTCACGATCCAAACAAAATCCCTGACAGCGTGATCCGAGTAAGCAGAAACTCCGCGCACGGGACGGGACATCCTGCGACGTTTCCGATTCCTTTGGCAGCGTTCGCAATCCAGTCCTGGCCTGGCGTTGCATATGAGCCGTTCTGTGGTTCCGGCACAACGCTAATCGCCGCCGAACAACTCAACCGCAAATGCTACGGCATGGAAATCAGCCCGCAGTATTGCGACGTGATAGTGAAACGCTGGGAAACGCTGACAGGCAAAACCGCGACACTGGAAGGAGCTGACAATGTCTGAGCAAACGATCATAGCGTGGACCGACCACACATTCAATCCGTGGATGGGCTGCGAAAAGGTTTCGGCGGGTTGCGCCAACTGTTACGCGGAACTGCTGACAAAGAACCGCATGGGTCTGCACCTGTGGGGGCCGCCGGGCACGACGACGCGGCAAGTCACAAAGGCACCGTGGCGGAACGTCGAACAATGGAACACCGCGGCATACGGCAGCAAGCCACGCAAGCGGGTTTTCTGCGCCAGCCTGTGCGACGTGTTTGAGGATCACTCGGTGGCCAACGCGACGCGTCCGCGGCTGTGGGATGTTGTCAGGCAATGCCGGAATCTGGATTGGCAAATCCTTACAAAACGACCGGAGCGAATCGCCGACAATTTGCCCGATGACTGGGGCAGTGAGGGTTGGCCGCACGTCTGGCTGGGTACATCAATCGAGGACATGCGGGTGGCATGGCGAGCAGATCACTTGCGTGTTATACCGGCGGCCGTGCGATTCATTTCTTACGAGCCGGCCATCGGGCCTTTGGATGATTTAGATTTGACCGGCATCGACTGGGTGATCTATGGTGGCGAAAGCGGACCAAAATTCCGCGCTGAAAACAAAGACTGGGCACGCGTCATGCACCGCAAGTGCAGCGAAAACGGCACAGCGTTTTTCCATAAGCAATCAGCCGGCTGGCGGACGGAGCTTGGTATTGAGTTAGACGGGCGGATCGTCAGGGAGTATCCAACGCCACGCGTGCCGCAATACGCGTAATTTGGCAGGGGAATCGCCGGCGGCTAACTGGGGCCGCCGGTAGCCGGAGTAAATGATATGGCAGAAACCACGTTATTATCTGGACCGCTTTCCCGCTCCGACATGCAGCTGATCGGGCAGGCAGTCCGAAAGGGCTGGAAGATCCCAGACAACCTGCTGGCAGGCTTGCCGGCGGCGCTCGTTAAAATCGTGGCGGAGGGCAAGCCCCGCGACAAAATCGCAGCCGCCCGCGTGTTGATGAAGATGCAGGAGGCGAACGCGGAAGCCGAGAAACCGCCTGCAGTTGTCGCCCACGCCCACGCCCACGTCCACCGCGTCGAAAACTCGGAGTCCCCCGCAAATGACAGCACAGCCAGCAACAGACGAGCGGCGTTGGCTGCTCGAATTGCTCGACTCCGCTGACAGCGCGGACGACCTGCAGGCTATCGAAGACCTTCTCGAAGCCGAAGAACGGAAGCAGCACAGCACACGCTGGGAATGCCGGACGCTGGCGGAGGTGGCGGAATTCTTCGGGCTGGCAGTCCAGACCGTCAAGCAGTGGCGGACAGAGTCCCCGCCGATGCCCGGCACCGAAGGCCGTTACCCGCTTCAGCAAATCGTCAGTTGGCGACTCGCAAAAGCCACCGGCAATGCCAGCACCACAAGCGAGGAAAAACGACAGGCGGAAATCGAGCAGATCCGGCTGCAGTCGGAAAAGCGGCGAATTGAGAACGCGAAGAAACGCGGCGAACTGATCGAGCGAGTGGAGATCGAACGAGATATGGCACTGCTCTGGTCCCGATTGGTTTCCCGTCTGCAATCACTGCCCGAGAAACTCGCACGACTCGCACCGGACGCAGCAAAGGCGGAGACGCTGAGACTGGCAACCAACGAAATCGACATCGCCCGCCGCGAGTTCTGCGACAGTCTGGAGGACCTCGTATGAGGCTCGCTGCCATCGTCGCCCGCGATGCCGTGCGGCCGCGTGTCCATGAGTCTTCAGCCGACTGGCTTCGGCTGCACTTCTACGACCACACCGGCAGGGCATTCGACGAACAGTCCGTCCCGTGGGTCACTGCCCCGCAGGGACCGTGCTGGGCATATGACAACCCGCAATTCCGCGCCCTGTGGATGCAGTGGGCTGCCCGTATGTTCAAGACGAATTTCGGGCTGGGAATGCTCATGAGAAGCATGGACACTCGGCCCGAAGAAACCATGTTCGCCACGCCCGACGAAACCAACTGCAAATCGGTTTTCGGGCGATTCTGGTTGATGCTGGAATACTGCCCGCGGCTTCGCTCCCAAGTCCCGATTCGGCAGCGGCAATCAAAGACCCGAATCGCCCTGCGGCGTGCAGTGTGCCATGGGGCATGGCCGCGTGGCAAAAGCAGACTGGCCGACAAAAGCATCCGCATCGGGCACGGCAACGAGATCGATAAGTGGGTGCAGGAAAAGACGAGCAGCGAAGGGGATCCGCTGGAGCGATTCAGGAAACGCGGCGCCGAACACCCCGACAGAAAATTCGTCTTCGAATCAACGCCGTCAGTCCGCAACAAAAGCAACGTGGAATTCGGGCGATTGCAAAGCACCAACCACCGCTACCACGTCCCATGCCCGCACTGCTTTAAGTTTCAAACGCTTGAATTCGGCAATGGGCAAACACCTGGCGGAATATTCTTCGACAAACTGCCGACCGGCGCCACCGACCGTGACCTTGCCCGCCGCACAGCTCACTATGTCTGCCGGTATTGCGAAAGCCGCATAGACGACCTTCACAGGGCATGGATGATGCCGCGGGGTGTCTGGGTTCCGGCCGGCTGTGAAGTGGACCACGACAAAGCGATGGAAGCCCGCAGCCTGCCACCGGATGACATGTCTTGGTTGATCGGCACGCCCACAAACTGGGGATCCGAGTGGGGTTCGCAGCTCTCAGTTTTCTACGCTCTTTTCCACGGCTGGGGGCAGATCGTTTCCGACTTTTTAGGCAAGTGCAAAAGCCCTGCGAAGCTCCGGCAGTGGATCAACGAAGACGCAGGCGAGACATGGGAAGCCCGTAAATCGAAATCCACCCCCGAGCGAATCGGCGAACGCCTGCGGACGCCTGTTCCCCGCGGCGTTGTCCCGGTCTGGGGGCGATTCTTGACGGTCACAATCGACCAGCAAGCAGCCGAGGGCGGGTATCGTCTCTACGTTGTCCTCGCCCACGGTGATGACTTCCGCTCGCACGTCGTGGATTATGGGGCACTCAACACACTGGAGGACGTTTGGGACCGCGTCGTCCTTCGCCAATACCACCACGAAGACGGCGGCAACCCGATGGCCCCGATCGTGGTATCTGCTGACTCAGGCTGGGATACCAAACGGACCTACGATTTCTGCAACGCACACCCGGGGATGGTTCCGTGCAAAGGTTCCTCAAACGACCTCGGCGGCAAGCCCTACAAACTGGCTCCCGTGCAAACCAACGACCGCTCAGAGCAGATGTTGTTTCTGGTCAATACAGACTATTGGGAAACCGACCTGCAGGCCCGACTCGACGAACGCACGCCAGCACAGGCCGAAGGGCTTGGGCTATGTCTAGGCTCCGAAGGCGATATCGAGTTCCTTGAGCACCTTTGCAACGCTACAATCTCAGACAGCATCGACAACCGCGGCAACGCAAAACTGTTATGGGTGAAGAAAAACGAGGGGGCGCCGAACGACTTCCGTGACGCGCTTCGGTACGGGCTGGCGTTGGCAGTTGCCTACGTCGAAGAAAACGGCGGATTCCCGCCGCGAATGGCGATTCAGACACAGAGGAGTGTAATACATGGCGGAGACAAAAGACCAGATGGCAGGCCGTGGATCTAATCGGCAGCCGCACAAAGCACCGGAGCCGCAACCGCAGCCGGCACGCGCCGAAGAGATCCAGCCGTGGCGACGCTGCCCGATATGCTGGGACCGTGCCGGCGGGCATGGCGTAGCGTATTCAACACAGGGGCAGACTCGCTACTACAAATGTTGCCGCAGCAAGTCCCCCGATCACCCACCGTGTGGGCATACGTGGTCTGTCCGCGTGGCTCTCAACGTGGTGACGCTGGAGCACAAGGCCGTTTCCCTCGACGGGCTGCGGTGATTGGTAGGTCTGGTATACCGTGACGCCAGCCGGCGGCTATGCTGGCCGGCATGACTACGTCAACGCAATTACTCACGGCCGTGAATACTGCAATCCTGCAGACGCTCACGGCACAATCCTACACGGTTCACGGCCGCTCGAAGCAGATGGCGGCTTTGCGTGACCTGATGAAGGCACGCACCGAACTGATGGACGAGGCGGACGCAGAGGCTTCTGGCTCGATGGTTTCGCTTCTCTCACTGGAGCAGCCCACCGCGTGAACCTGCTCGACCGCGTAATTGGCTACATCGCACCGGCAGCAGCAGCCCGCCGGCTTCAGGCACGCGCTACGCTTCAGCAGATCATGGCGATGAGTGCGGCGCCAAATAACATCTACCCGCAGGCGAAGACGACCCGCACCAACAAGGTGACGCTGTCAGTCTACAAGGAAAACGAGGCCAGTTCGGCCGTTACTGACAACCTGCGGGCGCAGTCCTGGCGGCTGTACCGCACCAACCCATCCGCTCGCAAAATTGTGCGAACGCTGCAGAGTAAAGTGATTGGCCGTGGGATGCACCCCGAGCCGTTGGCGATGAACGCAGACGGCACGCCAAACGAGGCATTCCGTGACCGCTGCAAGGAATTATGGAAGCGGCTCAATGCCGGCTTTGACTCCCGCGGGCTTCCGGCACAGGGCGGGCAGACGCTGGCTGGATTGCAGCGGGTCGCACTGCAGGCCGTTATCCTTTCCGGCGACGCGTTATTCCGGATGAAGCCGATCACAGAGGCAGATCAAAAACGCCGTGATTTGCCAGTTCCGCTCACGCTCCAACTGATCGACTCTTGCCGACTGGCAGACGAAACCGAAGTGGTATCCGCCGAAATCCCGGCAGGATCCAGCCTGTTTCGTGGCATTGAACTGGACGAAGAAAACAGGCGGACAGCGTATTACATCCGCCTTCAACCGGCTTACGCTTCCGCCAACCAATCGGGCAATGCCAAACGCATCCCAGCCGACCAGATGGGCCATTTGTACGTTGAGGAAGATATCGACCAACTGCGGGGCGTGCCGTGGTTTTCTGCTGCTCTCACCCGCACGCAGGACACCGCCGACCTCGAATACAACGTGCTGAAATCTACTGCACTGGCGGCTTGTGTCGTCGGAGCATACGCGAAGCCGACCGGCGCCACAAAGTTTGGGCTTAACGCATCGAGCACCGCACCGGACGACCTGACGGACGGCGACGGAAACGCCGTCACAAAACTGCAGCCCGGGCTGCTGGTGAACACTGGGCGAGACGGCAAGTTTGAACTGCACAGCCCCAATCAGCCCAACATGAATCCTGAGGCGTTTGTTCAGCACTTGCAACGCGGCACGGCGACGGCGGTTCCAGGGGTGAAGTCTTCGACGATCACAGGCGACTATCGCAACTCTTCATTCAGCTCAGAGCGATCCGCAGACAACGACATTTGGCCTGAACTGCACGACGTTCAGCAATGGTTTGCGGATAACTTTTGTCAGCCTGTTTACGAGGCTGTCATTCGTGCGGCAATGGTTTCCGGGTTTTTCAACGACATCATTTCCTCCGCTGAATTCCTTGCATCGCCCGGCCGCTTCATGGTGGCCAGTTGGAACGGTCCAATCGCTCTCAGCATCAATCCAGTAGACGACGCAAAAGCCGCCCATGATCGCATAAAAGGTGGGCTGTCGTCGCTGCAGATGGAGTGCGCCAAACTCGGCACCAACTGGCGTGACGTGCTGGCCAACATGGCCGAAGTTTATGAAGTGGCTAGCAGACTTGGTATACCGCCCGAAATCCTCGCCAACATAATGGGATTACCGGCACCACGAAACGCAAACGAAGCCGCCGACTCCCCGACTGGAACAGACGATGGCCAAACGACACAGTGAAACAATCAGCAGCGGCAACGCGATCAATGCCGGCTTCCGGTCTGAGATCGAACTACGGGCGAAGACCTTCAGCGAAGAAGGCCGCACGGTTGAGGCTGTCATCAGCACAGAACAGCCTGTGCTGATGGTTGACTGGGAGCGGATGGACTATGTCCCCGAAATCCTGCTTTCCAGTGGCGTTGAGTTTCCCAAATCACGACAGATCCCATTTCTCGACTCACACCGCCGCAGCAGCGTAACAGACCAACTGGGCAGCGCTCGGAATATCACGGTGGGCGATGGCCGCGTGACTGCGACCCTGATGTTTTCCAAAGCCCGGCAGGGCGAAGAAGCATTGGCTGCCGTTCGTGATGGGCACGTTACGGATGTGTCAGTGGGCTACGAAGTTCTCAAAAGGACATACGTTGAGAAGGGCAAAACGAAAACCATCGGTGGCCGCGAATACGAAGGTCCCGTGAACGTGGTGACGAAGTGGCGACTCCGTGAGGTTTCGCTGACTCCAATTGGTGCAGACGACCAGGCAAAACTCCGGGGATTGGACCCGGCTCGTTGCCGTTTCATTCATTCCCCTGAAGGAGATTTTCACGTGAACGAACAGTTGAGAGCTTTGCTTGTGTCCCGCGGGATGCCTGCAGAATTTACCGACGAACAGGCTCAGGCGTGGATCGTCGCAAACCCCGAACGAATGGCCGCACCGGCTGCACCCGCACCGGCCGCACCGCCCGAACAGCGACAGGCACCGCCCGCCGCACTGACTGCCGACGACATCGCACGAATTGCTGCTGAGTCCGCCGCCCGAATGCTGGCCAACGAACGCGCCGCACGTGCCGCAGCCGATGCCGAAATTCGCAGTCTTTGCGAACTGGCAGACATGCCGCACGAATTTGAGACAGCCCGCAATTTGCCCGACGTGGCAGCCGTTCGCACTCACCTTGCCAAACGCAAGGCAGACGCAGCGGCAACCATTCCCCACGGCGCCGCGATCCGTTTCAACAGCAGCGGTTTCGACCGTCTTAAATCCGACATCGGAAGCGTTATCGCAAAACGCGCCGTGCTTAACGGCGTTGGCGGTGACATGAAGCGAGCCGAGCGACACCTTACCGCCGATCAGTTGCGATTTGACGACTCGCATTTTCGCCACGCAACGCTTTACCAGCTCGCCGAAGAAACTCTTCGGGCTCTCGGTGTTCGCACGCTTGGCTTGACCCGCGACGAAATCGCGAAGGCTGCCATGTTTGGCACCCGTCACATTTACGGGTTCCGTTCAGACGGTCCGTATCACACGGAAGGCAGTTTTGCCAACCTCACGATGGACGCCATTAACAAAAGCATGATGGTCGGCTATACCGAAGTTGCACCAACATGGCGTGGCCCCATGCGACAGGCACAGAGTGTGCCAGACTTCAAGCAGATCAACCGGCTGACGATGGGCGCCATCCCGAATCTGCCGATTTGGAATGACACCAGCGAGCCAAATATGGCGAGCTTTGCGGACGCGAAAGAATCGTATGCCGTTGAGTCCCGCTCCATCGGCATCAGCTACAGTTACACGCTGTTGGTGAATGACGACATGGACGCCCTGACCCGAACGCCGCTGATGCTGGGGGCCTCAGCAGCCCGCACCGTCAACGCTGTTGCGTGGGCACAGGTGACAAGCAATCCGCTGTTGCGTGACGGTGTTGCATTGTTTTCCGACGTGTCTGGTGCACGCAAACGCAAAAACTTCACAACCGGCGCCGCAACTCCCACTGTCACAAGCGTTGGTGAACTGACTGACCTCATGCGACAGATGCGAGGCGAGAACACGCCGGAAGGCGCAGAGTCTGACGACGTGCTGAACCTGCAGCCGCGTTACCTTGTCGTCCCCTCCGCTCTCGAAACCATTGCGAAGCAGTTGGTCAACTCAACGTATGACCCGAACACCAGCGTCAACTCTGGCACTTACAACCCAGCTCAGACGCTGACAGTGGTCGTTGAGCCGCTCCTCGACGCAAACAGCCGCAAGGCATGGTATTTGTTTGCGGAGCCGAGCACCATTGACACCATTGAAATGACCTTCCTTCAGGGGCAGGAAGTGCCATTGGTGCGTTCGTACATGGACGAAAAGAAACTCTCCATGGAATACTTCGTTCTCCAGACGTTTGCCGCAAAGGCAATGAACCACCGCGGCATCCAGAAGCACAAGGGTGAAGCGTAATCTGATCCCCTCTGTTGGTTCGCCAGCACCTGCAGCCGTCTCATCCGTGGGGCGGCTCGCAGCGTTGAGAGGCCGGCACTTTCAGCCGCCTAAAAGATTTGAAAGGGGTTACCATGATTGTCCGTGGCGTTCGTTGTTTCCGTGATCTTTTCGACCGCGCTCAGGTGTTCAGCGCGACTCCAGGCCAGAACGGCTGGACCATTGCCGACACCAGTTCAGCCGGCACCCCGACTTACCTTTGCATCACTGAGGACGGCGGCGCTGCGAAGCTCACGCTTGCCGCAACCAGCGAGGCGGAAAACGTTTGCTTGTTTTTCAACGACGTGTTGCCCTATGACCTTCGCCATTTGCAGCGCTGCCGCATCATCGCGAAAGTCGCCGACGTCGACGCCGTGACCACGCTGGTTCTCGGGTTGGGATCCGCTCGCAACGATACCCCCGACTCCGTTGGGCACAACGCGTGGTTTCGAATTGAAGGCTCTGCCAGCACCTCCAATGTTGTCGTTGAAACCGACGACAACACCACAGACAACGACGACAAGGCCACCGGCACTACGCTTGGTAGCACTTACAAGGCTCTGGAAATCGACTTCAGTTTCGGCCTGAAAGACGTTCGCTTTTCCATTGACGGCGAACGAGTTGCAGCCAGCACCACCTTTGATATGTCTGCCGCAACGTCCGGCCAGAACGTGCAGCCGATTATTCAGATCCAGAAGGCTTCCGGCACTGGAACGCCTTCCGTCACAATCGCAGCCGTTGAGGTGGATTTCCGCTACGCTTACTGATTGCCGTTGCAATGACACTTGCTTCCCAAATCGCCTCTGATGTTTCTGCCGTGTTTCTGGACCTCGATGACTTCGCGGTTCAAATGCGGCGTTACGTCGGAGGTGATTCGGCGAATCAAGTGGTATTCACTGGCATCATAACGTGGCAAGCCACAACCTACGAAGAGGACCGGGGGCGAGGGACGAGGCGACGAGGCGAAATCCTCGTCGCCGACTCTGTTGACATCACAGTCACTGACTCGATCCTGATCGGCACCGACCTTGCACAGGTTGAGGCCGTTGGGCAATCGCAGGACGGCGCCAAAACCATCTACGTCGTTCAGACGCTGCCGCTGACCCGCGGGGCGAAGACGCTACGCACAGGGGCGATTTAATGGCCCGCCTCGACGTTGCCGGAATCCTGACGAATGTCAAAGCAAATATTTCGGCTATCGCCGCATGGCAAACACTGTGCAGTGTGGCGGATAGCACAGCGGCAACCAAACGAATCTACTACGGTGGTGTGCAGGAAGACTACGGCGACGACACTCGCGCCCCATTGTGTGTGCTGCAAATCGATCCCGCGCAGACCGAATGGAACGCAGGCACAGCCCGCGGGCGTCTGACTGTCAACGCAACCTTTGAACTGGCGATCCCGGCAGAGAAGGAAGGCGACTATGGCGGCCAGTATCTCTGGTGTTGGCAGGCTCTTGCGGATATCATGGCCGGCGTGAATTCTTCCTCCGGCGGCAGTGGGCAACTGATGCTGCGACAACTCAACATCACGCAGGAACCTGGGCCAATTAACCCCGACGAAAATCAGGGGCGGAATGAGTGGGCGTTTCAGATTGCACTGGTGATTGATTTACTTTGAGGGGCTGCCCATGCTGGCAATCGAAATCCAAATCAAGCGGTTTGCCCTGACCGCCCGCGCACACGCCAAACTGATGCGCGAAATCAATTACCGCGTGATGGAACGCCAGTGGAAACGAGTCCCGCAGCACTTCGACGAACGCGGCTACACGCTTTACCGATTCCGCAAACGCGGCACGAAATACGACAAGTACAAGAAAAACAAGTTTGGCCACACTCGCCCAAACTACCGCACGGGCACGCTGTTGAAACGATTGCGGCACAAGATCACCGCAACGCAACACGGCGGCAGGCTGTTGATGCGTT